CCTGCGTTCTCAATAATTTTAGACAATGTGTTATACATATTTTTCAATGTAACCATAGGCATTTCTTTACCACCTTGTAAATTAAATGCTTGTAGTTGTCTTTCAAGGATGTTGTTCAATAACATAATCTGTTGTTCTTTTGATCCTGTTCCTAGTCCAACAACAATTGAAATATTAAATTTATCTTTCCACTCAGTAGGTTTAACTGGCACATACTGATTGTTCATCATTACGATTCTTTCTTTGTCTTGATACTTAACCATCAATTCAAATATTTTTCTAAATAAATCTTTAACACCAGTTTCTGCAAAAATTCTAGCAATCAATTCAGAACGCATTTGTGTTTGCGTCATCAAAGTATTTACACCAGTTGCAGTTTTAGAATTTAAAGTATCAGCATCTAAACCTTGTGCTGATTTTGTAATACCTGTTCTAGCTTCTCTTACAGTATCTAAGTAAGATAATAATGGAAACGCTTGTTGTGAAATTGGTTGTGCTTGTAAAGGCTGCATCACTTGGTTCGGTGGTTGCTTAGTTCTAACAACACCACCAGGTCTTGAAGTTAGTAGGTCATCCATGTTCACCATACCATCCATTACTGCAACTCTGTTGTTATTAGTTAAATACATATTGTCTAATAACTGTCTCATCACAGTTGACTTCATCAATTGAATATCCTCAACTAACTCCGATAAACTTCTTCCATAAAATCTGTGTGGCATTGGGATTGGTGTTACAGTTACAAATGGAACATTATCACATGGCATATTTTCTAACACCATAGAACCATCATCTCCTGCTGAAACAATTCTTCTTAGTTCTGCAATACCATCTTCATCATAATCATATTTGACATACGATTCATAAATTAAAACTTTTTGTGTAGCAGTATCAGTTGAGTAATCGACTGGGTATTCATCTACATTTCTTTGTCTAACAATGTCTTCAGTATTGTAAATGTCTTCTTCAGATGTTGGGAGATTTTTTACTTCTTCTTCATCATAACCCATAG